AGCAATTTGGTCGCAGAGTATCAGATGAGTTGGCACCCGATGCTTTAAAACTAGCGCAAACCAAAAATCTTTTTGATTTAAATAAAAGCCTAGCCGAAAAACGTGCAGTCACTGATGCAATGTTTGGTCCTGTTCGTACCACACCATTTAACTATGAGTATCCCTCATATGCTGTGGGCAGGTAAATGAATAGTACGTTAAACTTAAACAAGAAGTATAGGTAAAAATTATGGGCGGCAGTGGTCCCAACATTCCGGAACAGAAGTTTGATCCTTCTATAACTGCTTACAACAATTACATGTTGGAGCATCAAAAAAGAATTGATGCAGATACAGAAACACAACGCACGCAAGACTTAGCGGATACAGAAGCAGTCAAGTCTACTGGCAAGGCCGGGTATAACGCTTACTTAAGCAATATTAATAATCAATACAAGGCTGGCCTTATTGATAATGTTGCGGCAGAAAAGCAACTACAGAACTACTCAGACAAATTTAAACTTGGGGCGGGGTTCTCTCAGAACGATATTAACGTTCTTAATTTACAGTACACAGAAAATGCTCTGCCAAACCTGCAGAAATTAGCAGGTCAAACATATAAAGATATTCTTGGTAGGGAAGCAAAAACTGAAGAACTGCAAAGTTATGCGGATCTTGCTAAGACTGGACAATATAAGCTTACCGATTTAACTAATACCATTAAAGGTAGCCAAGAATACCAAAATAAATTCAATGACAATTATCTATCAAATTATTACGACACAATGTATGGCAAACAAAATACAGAAACGGTTGATGGCCTGGAGAAAAAGACTGGAAAACGTACGTTTAATTACAATACCAATCTAGATCCTACGTTTACTGGTGATATTGGCAAATCATCAGGTGTTAGTTTTGGGTCTATGCCATCTTCGGTTACTGGTACACCAGCTGAAATTCAACAGTTCCAAGATGCTCAACGTCAGAAACGCGACTTTATGTACAATGCAGGCCTCACCAATCTGCAGGGACAGATTGATAAAGACACGCAGAAAATTAAAGATGAAGGAACGCAAGCTGTTGCTAGGATAGGCACACAGGGACAACTGTTATCTAATTTGACAGCAGGTTTTTGGAACTAAAACTAAGTTTGCTATAATTTAAAAAGACAACAATAAAAACCATGGCAAGTATTTACGAAGATCCCAGGTACGCCGGTTTGTCTGATGAAGACAAAGGCGTACTTACCAAGCAGCAACTGCAGCAGCAGTATGGTGGTATGGGAGCCGCTTCACTTAACGACTTCCAAACTCTTCTTGGCCGCCTAGAATCTTCTAAGATTCGTCAGAAACAGGCTTCAGATGAGTCGGCTCGTCCCAACATCTACGCACAAGGCCTTGCTCAGATGATGAACAACTTCTGATCTAAAGGAAAACAGTGGCTGCACAAACTTGGGGCTATAAAAACGACACTGGCAATTGGACGGAAGCCGATCCATTCGCCGGAACAGGCACTGCTTCTTCTGGAAGTAGTGGCCAAGCTCCTAATGGCAGCTCAAGTTCCTCAAAGGACTCGGTAGATTTCCCACTGGAAACCTATAAAGCTGCCGCCGATGTAGCCTATTCGTATTCCAAAAAGAAAATGGAAGACACCCGTGCCCAACAACAAGCCCTTAACACTCAAGCCCAAGAATACAAGCAGCAGGATCAAGCAAGAGACTATCAACAGGCCAACCAGGCTTATCGATATTGAGTTATTTGACTCTTGGGTAGACAATTTAGATTCTGCCACACAAGAGTCATTTCTCTCATTTGCTTCAGAAAGTTACTCAATAATTGAATGCTTCCTCTATGCCCGTTTCCTTGGGTACAGGGGAAGTATTACTTCGTGTGAAGAGTGGATCAAAGATCAATACATAAAGCCGGACTACCGCAAGGTATTGGCTGATCAAATTGATGAGATGCAAGAAGATATTCGTAAGTTACGGGACGCTGTTGAAATAGGAGAAGTCAAGCGTGACTCGGGTGTTGCACGTATCGCTCAAATGCAAAAAGAATTGCGTGGCACCATTATTCAAATGGAAGAGTTTACGTCTTCCAAAGATCGCAAAGGCCTTCTAATGGCTGGCGCCGATCGCGCCATTCGAGAGATCATGTTTATTTTTAAAGATGATCCTATTGAATCTCCACTACATGAAGCCTCAATGTCAGTGTGGGCACGCATGCAACTAGAAGAATAACAATAAAGCCGCAGTTCCCTTATAATAAAAACAACAGCATAAATATCATGCCTGCTCCAGTACCGCCCAAAGGCAAGCCTCCCGTCGGTAAAGCTGTGCCCCCCAAGGGTAAACCGGTTCCTGCCGGTAAAGCTCCTGTTGGTAAAGCAGTTCCCCCCAAGGAAAGCCCTAAGGATAAGATGGCCCGTCTCCGGGAAATGCAAAAGAAAACTAAAAAATAATCATGGGCGCAACTTCTAAAGCTCCAACTTCTGGTGACGGGGATGGCACGGCCCCCGGTTTTTATCAGAATGCCCTGGAAAATGCAAAACAACAAGTTGCTAACGTAGGCCAAACTCAACAGGCCCAAGCGCAACCTGGTCAACCCCCCAATCGCCCTGGAGGTGGAGACACTTCCTTGGATGCATACAACAACTACATGTCAAGGCATGCTCCCCAAGGAGGCACTCAACCACAACAGAATACTCCTTCATCTTCTATGCCACAACCAAATTACACAGCAATGTTTGGTGGTGACGGCAGCGCAACACCGCAAGAAGCACCTCGTCCAGGTCAACGACCCCCTGGTGGACCCCCTACTGGAAATCCTCCACAAGGCCCCGGTAACTTCTCGCAAGGTACAAGGCGTCCTAAGCCAGGCCAACAGCCGCCACAGGGCATTAACATGGGCGCTGGATACTCAAATCGTTCGTTTGGTTAATGGCTAACTCTAAGATGCCACCAGAACTTCTTTCGCACTTCACAAAGAAGGAAGCAAAGAAAGAAGATGGTACTGATATGAACGACAAGGAAAAGCACAAGGCCGCCTTGGAAAAAGCACGCAAATATAAAGAACAGAAAGCTAAGAAATAGGTTAGTATTCAGCTACTGCCTAAAACCTATTCATGCCCTCCTACCTTCACCTTGCCTATCGTAGGAATGCGCGTGCAGTAGCAAAAAATCATCAAATCAAAGAAGTAAAAAATATTGAGCAGATTGAAAAAGCACGTGATGATTTTGGTTATTTTTGTGAGTACGTAGCCGATAAGCCTCCCGCCGAACATCACAAAGATTGGCATAAGCATTTTGTAACAAATAATGATAGCTCTTGCCTTATAAAAATAGGCGGACCAAATATTGATTTGCTTGCCCCCAGGGGTTCAGCCAAAAGCACAATCTTAGGTTTGTTTACGGCATGGGCAATTGGTGTACACACCACTGCCAAGAAACCACTACAGATTCTTTATCTTTCTTATACGGTAGATATTGCACGATCTAAGTCAGCAACCATTAAACGAATCATTGAAAGCAAACGATATCAAGAAGTATTCCCAACGGTTCGACTGCTAAAGAACGTAACCAGCAATGAGTATTGGTCTATTGACCACCGCTTTGCAGGTATTGATACCACTGGTGACGAACAATTTACCTTATGTGCTGCGGGCCTTAAAGGTTCAGTTACATCCAAACGTTCACACTTGGTATGTATTGATGACCCCATCAAATCTTCTGCGGACATCAGTAATCCTGACATTCGTAAAACAATGCAGGACAACTGGAACGCAGTGATTTCTCCCACTATGTTTGAAGGTGCTCGCGCAATTTGTCTTGGTACCAGATTTAGACATGACGATATCCATGCAACAACATTTAATGAACAGAACAATTGGACACAGATCATCCTCTCTGCAATTCAAAATGATCCCAAAACAGGAGAAGAACTTTCCTATTGGCCATCTCAGTGGCCGCTAGATTATCTCAAAGAAAAGAAACGACAGGCACCAATTGCTTTTTCGTTTCAATACATGAATCAAATTGTCAGGCAAAATGAACTATCACTGGCGCCAGAACTTATTGTCAAGGCGGAAATTGCAACAGAGTTTGATGCCTTGGGAATTGGTGTGGACCTTTCTGCTGGCATTAAAGAGAAAAATGACTACACGGTATTTGTCCTTGGTGGACGAATTGGAGATGTAATACACATCATTGATTACAGACGCATTCGCGTCATGGGCAACTTAGAAAAACTAGATGCCTTAAAAGAATTGTTAAATGACTGGTCAATTGTTGGCATGGATT